GTGGTGTAGTAGTTACCACCATACTTAAGATCTTTAATGATTGCATCTAGGATGTAATCTCTAGTGTCACGAATACATGCTGTTGTACCACCATAACTTTGAATAGCAGCATTATCACCTGGGATAACAAAGTCAGGATATTCTGTCTGCATTCTGCCGACAGCAACCTCAGCAATCCATGTGTCATTCTTCTCAATGATCTCAGCAGCAACGCGGTGACCATCACGAGAAAGATCGATGTCTTCAATAATTACACGCTTGTTATCGTAATCAATCGCCTTAGCAGTTGCAGAGGAAATTGTTTGACCTGTAAAGGTTGCATAAACTTCCGTTGTAGAGACGATGAATGGTGTCTCACCAGTCAGACCAAGTACGATTTCTTCATCTTCATAATCAACACTGCTAGGTGCGGTGAATGCAGCAGTATAGAATGCCTCACCTTTTCTGACTGCAATGTTATCCATGTTTCCAACAAATCCGCTGGTACCATTACGGTCAGCACCGATATAGCAAGGACCATAACCGAAGTCTGTGCTATTGCTTGCATTGCTACCTGCTTGTACACCATTGACATATGCAGACATTACAGATTCGTTTCTAACGACTGCAACGTGGTACCAAGTGTTAGCGGTAGTAAATACGTTACCAGAAAGAATGATGTTAGTTGTGTGATCAAAGACACGCAGTGTTTGATCAACCATTCTGATATTCAAACCAGTGGTTGCACTTCCTCTACGAAGGTCAAAGATATATTGTGTACCAGAAATACCTGCAGGATAGATCCATGCCTCAAAGGTAAAGTTACCTGTACCAAAGTCAAAGTCATAAGAATCAACTTGCTTCAGATAAGAGTTGGAGATAAACTTCAACGACTTATTGCTATTAGCGAGATTTTTGTTGTTAATAACAACGCTTTGAGTAACACCACCCTGATTAACCAGAGTAGAGTTTGTCAGATATTCACGGTCTTGGAGAGTTGCACTAACACCATTAGAATCAGCGAACAACCACTTCAGACCAGAGTTAACACCTGCAAGTTTGAAGGTTGCACCAGAGGTTTTAGCAGTGATGTTGTCACCAAGAGCAAACAGACCAGAAGACTTGTCTTTATAGGCAATCTTATTAACACGAACAGTTTCACCCTCGCGGAATGATCCATCATCAACGCTTGCAAGAGAGTTGATGTAATTCAAGTTACCTGCTGCCATGGTCTTGAGACCGATGTCAGTCAGTGTGTTAATTGTCGCTTGTACGTTTGCACAGTTGGAGATAGATTGTCTGTTACCAGATGCATAATCATCATCGTAGGAGTATGCAGTAACACCGCCACCAGTGTATACAGCACCAGCAGTTGCGCCGATAAATGTGTGAGTAAATCCACCACCAGCAGAGATAGCGTTAGCAGATGCACCACTATAAGTGTGAGCATATTGCTGATCAGCAGGAGATGTACCAACATTAACTGTGATTGTTGTGGCAGTTGCACCCTCAATCATCAGAGATGCACCTGATGCCATATCTGTTGTACGAGGATATGCCTGAACAGATACGTTACCGTCTTGAGTACAGGTGAAGGAGATCGACTGGTCAGCAATCGTTACATGCTTACCAACTTCCAAAGAGTGAGATCCGATGGTGATTTCCATGTCACCCGTTGCAGGGTTATAGGTAGCACCAGTAGGAGTAAACTGCACCAAAGGAGATGCACCAACATTAACTGTAATTGTGGTTGCACTGGTTGCAGAGATTGCAAGATCATCCTCAAACGGAGTGGAGTATGGTTGAGGATAAGTCTTAATTGCTTGACCACCATCCATGTCACATTGGAACGACAGAGAATGAGGTCTGATGGTAACTGTATCAGAGGTAGTCAGAGAGTGAGAACCAATGGTCAGAACCATGTTGCCATTATTAGGTGTATAGGTAGCACCAGTAGGAGTAAACTCTACAAGTGTTGTACCAGCATCATATGTGGAAGGATCGTTGAGGTTGTATACACCGTTGTCACCGAATCCACTAGAAGGCATGACCTTATAGTAGAGAAGGTTGTTGATTGCTTTATATGCAAGATCTCTTGCCTTAGCAAGTGCAGTAAATGTTTCTGCTTGTTCCCCTACAACACCATTGCTGATGAATGTTGTACCCTCGAAGTAAGACTTAGCGAAGTCAACGACATTTTTGTTACCACCGCTTCTAACGTCCTTAACAAGAGCATCAACAAAGAGACCAACATCTCTGCGGCACTTAGCTTCGTTAGTGTTGTAGTTTGAAGGATCAGTAGGTGTGATGTCACTGAAGTTCTGGTTCGCCAGAAGAGTTTCACCAATAGTGCTTGCGAGAGTATCAAGAGCAGATCTAACATCAGCACATGCAGTGGCATCATCATTAGGAATAGGACTACCAGATCCACCGTAAGTACCAAGACCAGAAGTGATTGATGTATCTTGATAGTGCTTATAAGTTACACCATCAACAGTTGTAGTGCCGCTAAGTTGGTTAGTAAGTGCTGCCTTCATATATTCAGCACACTTGTTATAACCCCAAACAGTTTCAGTTACCTGAGCATTGACATATGCCAAGTTACCATTGCTGTAGTATTCTTGAATGAACTTACGAGCATACTTGTTACCGCCAGCAAATACGTCATATGCAACAGCATCAACGTAATACATCATGTCACGCTTACACTTATCAGAGTTAGGAATGACAGTGCTAGGATATTGCAGAACCATATCGTTGTATGCTTTAGCAACGATATAATCTTTGTTCTTCTGAATCAGACGATATGCATCACGGAAACGTGAACGACCGTCAGTTTGAGGTGAAGCAGGATAGTAGAAATCAGGATGCATAACAGCAATTTCTGCTGTTGCAAAATCAACAATCTCATCCTTGTTACCAGCGATCATGAAACTACCGTCAGCGTGACGGTTTGCAGCAACACCGTAGGAAGAACCAAGTATGGGGTTGTTATAGTTGACCTTGATATTTCTAACAGTGTCACCTTCACTAAAGACACCACTGTTGAGGTCTGTATAAGTTACCTCAGAAGAACGAACCTCTTCAAAGTCAAGGAAGTCAGCATTGATTCTTGAATCAGAGTCAAGCAGTTTGACAGGAGTGATACTAGACTTGGAAATATTATCCAACAGAACGTTAGGATAAGACTGACTAATCAAACGCTCAAAGAGCAGACCGTAGAAGGAAGAACCAGCAGTCAGTTCTTGTGTATCAACAACGTCATTGGTAATCGGATCACGATAAGGAGCAAGAACTGTAATTCTTGCAGCAAGATTAGATCTTGTGGAGTAAACAATATCCTGGAGACGGAAGTCAAATACACCAGTTTCATACTCAGCGGTACCTGATGTCTTAGACAGAACAATATCATTACCAGCAGTACCATCATCCTCAAGGTTGATAGCGTTGATCTGTGCAGTCGGGTTACCACGAGAGCGGTTAGTGCAGACCAAAGTTTCATCAAACTCAAAGAGTAATTCTTGAGAGAGAACTTGCTGACTATCAATCAGTGCACTAAATCCAAGGGCACTAACGTCAATTCTTTCGTTGTTTTGGAAAGGACCACCTGTAATATCAACAATGTCGATTGTATTACCAGCAGAACTGACAACAGTTGCAAATGCATCACTCTGATCACCTGTGATTTGATAACCAATCTCAGGGAAGATACCAGACACATTAGAAAGTGTCAGTCTAGTGATAGGCAGGAAGTCAACAGTTGCATCTCTGTAGATAACTTTGGAAGGTGCCTTCGGTGCTTCCTTAAATACGATGTTACCACCAACAATATCGTAAGAAGTAACAGGTGCCTGAACAACACCGTTAAGCAGGATCAACAACTGATTGTTGTTAACGATAACCTGTTCACCTTCAACAGTGATTGGGAACTGTGTCTCAATACCGTCAAACTGACCTGAAATGTCATCCAACTTCTTAACGATAGAAGTCAAGATTTCCTCAGAGTTGGTCAAACGCTTTCTACGGAAGAGAACTTCAGTATTATTGAAGTCAGAATACTGAGGTTCAGCAGCAGCGAATGATGTAACTTCATTAACGTTGGAGTATTCGTTGATGTTCACCTGTTTGATGAACTCAGTTCCAACCTTACGACCAGAGATGTCCTTACCACCAGTCAGTTGTAACTGACCGAACATGTTGAAACCAGCAGGGTGGTTGTTCTCCAGAATTTGTTCTTTCCAGAGGTTAATAGGACTTTGTGTCTTAATAACGTAGGAGAAGTTCTGGTAGAAGAAGGAGTCTTGGATCTTCTGAACGATCTCGGAAGGTTTACCAACGTCATCGATAAACTTACCAGGTGTCTCAGTCAGAGAACCAATATTCAGCACACCTTTAGCAAGAGAGATGTTGTCAATAACACCAGATGCACGGGAGACTGTACCGTTAACACGTTGACCAGCAACAAACTCACCGTCAAGATCTACAAGTTTCAAGATCTTAGGACCGATCTGCCAACCATCATTAGCAGATACAGTTGCAAATACAGTAGCGAGTTCTTCGCTATCACCCATGAATACTCTCTCACCTTCCAGGAATCTGGAAGTTTCAACGATTGCTTCAGCAGCACCACCAAATACTTCAGTAAGAAGAACTTGACGACCTGCACCTTGTGTCAGGAATGTGATGTAGTTACCAGATTCAGCGTCAGCAGGTGTCAGAGCAAATCTAATCTGATCATTTTCCAGAGAGTTTGCCTCACCAGCAATAGCATAATATGTCTGGTTTTCAACCAAACTGGTCAAACCAGCAGAGCTGGGTTTCGGAAGTTCACCTTCAGTAGAACCAACATCATCTGCTCTGAATGAAATTGCAGCACCCTGTGTAATACCATGAGGGAAGTTAAACTGCAGATAGTTAAGGTCAAGGTTGACAACGTAGTTAAACTCAGACTTCAGGGTTACAGTCGGTTCGGAAGAATAACCTGCACCAGGATTCTTAATTTGAATCTCATTCAATCTGTTGTTTCTAACGATTGCAACTGCTTCAGCACCGAAACCACCGCCACCTTCAACGATAACGCTAGGAGCAGAGGTATAACCAGCACCAGGATTTGTGATCTTGATCTGAGACAGAATAGAGGTATTGAACAACTGAAGGTTGACAGGGAATGTAATCTCTGGTTTCAGTGTATAGTCATGGGAGTAACCATAACCAAATTCATTGTTCTTAAGTTTTTTGATCTTACCGATATTTCTACCAGTCAAGAATACAGATGCACCGCTACCCTCATCAGGAATAATAACTTGTAGATCAGCACCAGAACCAGTCAACTGAGGTCCAAGGATACCTTGAATAGAGTCAACGTCAATACTACCAGTAGTGTATCCTTTACCAGGATCAGTAATTACTACGCTAGTAATAGTACCAGAACCAATTTCCTCATCAACAGCAACAGTGATACGGCAAAGACCACCTTCACCATCACCAAGGATAGGTACCTGATCATATGTGCCGATTGCATATTCTGAACCACCAGATACGATATTAATACGTTCAATCTGACGGAAGGATGCAATATCAGAAATGATAGGCAACTTCTTATAGAATCCACCAGCAGAAATTAGTTTGATACCTGCAATAGGTCCGATTGCACGTTTAGATGTAGTTGAGTATGTAGAATATGGAACATCATTATCATCTTCACCAACGTTAGCATTGGTAAATTCAGGTTCACGACTCAGTGCAAACTTAAATACGGTATCGCTTTCAATCTCACTAACAACATATGTTCCGTCAAAAGGTGTTTTCTTAACATCAACGAATGATGTTGAACCGACAGGTGAATTAGCACCAACCCTAGAAGGATCAAAGTAGTATGAAATGTTAGTAACCTGACCATCAACCTTCAACTTAACGAATGGTGCATTAGTACCATCGAACACACCAGGGGTGCCTTCTCTTTCAATATTATTAAAGGAGTATTCAAGTTTGAACTCGTTGTCCTGAGAGAATGACAAGAAGTATCCAGTATTACTACTGTCACTCATATCAAAGATATAATTGTGATTTCTTGTCAGCGTAAGAGTTGGGTGCTTGGTATAAATTTGTACCCGAGCAATACTGTTCTGAACAAATGCAGGTTCAGCAGCAGGTATTCCACGCAGTGTGAAGGTGAAATTCCTAGAAGAGAATACTTCCTTAACAAAGAAGGAACCGTTGAAGTCGTTAGTTGTAAATCCTTCAGTAAAGAGAATGTCACCAGCAGTAAAGTTGTGTCTAGAGTTAGCAACACAGAAGACCTCATTAGATCTAGTTTGAGTTGTGACCTTGATAGTTTTATCAAGTACAGCAGTCACACTAACTTTTTTGATGCTAGTTACATTATTAATCTGAAGAACTGTAGGTTGATCTTCTTTGGGGTTTACAGTTACAGTACCACCAAGACTAAGACTATCATTAGCGATAAAGTTAGAATCACTAAAGATCTCATCAATTCTTACAGCATACCAATTCTCAGTTGCATCGAAGTCTTTGAACGTTGCAAAATCACTTAGAGGAGTAAATGTTTGAGTATGAGTCCAGGTAACAGTACCGTCAGTAGCAGTTCCCGTAGAGTGGGTAGGAGCGACCTTAGATGTTCGGCCTGCTACAGAACAGGTGTAGAGATTTCTTCCGAAATAAACTTGATCACCAATGTCATATACAATCAGAGGTTCCCAGACAGGTTGTTTTGGTGTGGGGTATGCGGTGTTTGCAAGATCAACTTCAAGAGGGTTAGTAGAACCCTGAGTGTAATCCCAGGTTACACCACCATCTGAAGCACTACCTGTATCATGTGTTGGTGCATTAGTACCAGCGGTTCCGTTAGTGGTTGCTGTATAAAGTCTGCCAGCAGAATAAACAACATCGCCAGCCACATATGAGGCTGCTTGTGTCCATTCACCATAAGCACGTTCTGCAACAAAGGAGATACCAGTAATAACGTTAACACCAGCATCAGTTGCAGATGTAGAACGCAGTTTTTCAGTCAGATCAAAAGTAGCACCAGCAGGGAAGATATTACCGATCTTATAGGTAGTACCAACACCAGGATTTGTTTCTGTACCAGTAGGTACCTCAACAATAGTTCCATAACGTTGAGTTGTACCAGCATCGTTGAACTGCTGTAGAATTTCACCTTTAGTAAATCTAACTTCTTGGTTTAGTGTCAGTTCTTGTACACTGTCAATCTTCTGATACAGAGCATCCTTGATGTAATACTTAGGAATAACAGAAGGTTCGATAACGAGTTTTCTACCACCAGGTGTAGGAATAGTAGAAGTCTTAGATCCGTAAAGTTCAGATGTATTGGTAAAGTTGTAAATACCAGTTGTCAACTGACTGTTAACATCAGCATAGTCAAGAATTTGCAGACCACCAGGTCCGATATTCCAGTTAGTAATCGGAGGTTGTGTCTGAGTGTTATATGTCCAGTTAGTGTTCTCTGCAATGATTGCTTGAGTATGACTAGACAGAGTAGACAACGAATATGTACCACGCTTATCATGCAAGCGGTCCAACTTAACAAGTGCAAGATTGGAGTTATTAGTACGAACTTCTACCTCTGCTTCAGGAGCAGTGAATGAAGATCCAGTGTATTGAGCATCATCATCAATTACAAAGTCATCAATATGACCAATAATGCTGGTAGAAGTTGTAGGTGCCTGCTGACCGCCAACGTATACTTTATCAATACCGATGTTAGTAGTATTACTCCACTGAGCAATTTGTGTACCGTTACTAAACATGGTATAGGTGTAACTACCAAGACTGGGTTCTGCCTTAACCAAAGCAATATGTACCCATGCATCAGAAGCAAAGTTTGCCCATACGGTAGCACTTGAAGATTCGGCAACCTCGGTTCCCTGGAAATCAAGTTTAACCTTACCGAAGTCAGGACTACCACTTACACCATCAATGTAGAACTTGAGGGTGTTAGATGGTGCACTTCCATCATTAGGATGTGTCTCAAAGAATACAGGAGTGCTATTCGCGGCTGTATGTGTGGCCGCGGCAATGTGGAACCATGCTTGCAGAGTCCAAGCAGGAGTATTCAAATCAAGACTTTCAATGGTGAAGTGATTTGCTCCATTGAATTGAAGTGATGCTTCACCATACTTCTTAGATGCAGTATCAATGAGTGCATCAGTTGCATTAAACAGTGATGCTGTACCACGATTTTGTTTTGTGGTATCAAATACGTTAATGATAGTTGCAACTGTTAGAGTTACATCAGAATAACCATATCCACCGAGTTGAGAATCGGTGACAGTCAGTACATCATTTGCACTATATCCTCTACCAGTTTTATTCATCTGAACGGTGACTGCACCATTAGCAGCAACGTTTAGATCGATGGTTGCATTGTTACCTGTACCACCTGCAGCACTGATATTGGAATATGTGATTGCTTGTAGAGTTGCAACCTGGAAGGTAAGGTTGGCAGCACCAAAGTTACCGATTTGTGCATCAGTAACAGTGAATGTATCACCAACTTGGAATTCTTGACCAGGGTTATTGATAGCAATAGCACTTGCAGCACCAGTACCATCGATAGTAATATCGAAAGATGCATACTGCCCATTACCAGTATTAGATGCAGGTACGACTGCATTATATTGATGACCTTGAATGGATGTGACTGTAAACTGAACGTCAGCAGCACCAGTACCACCAAGTTGTGCATCAGCGATAGTTACAACATCATTAGCACTAAATCCTTGACCACGATTGGTAGGAGTAACGCTAGTAATTGCACCTAGGTTGTCAATTACAACATCAAATACAGCACCAGTACCACCAGAAGGAGAGACAGACCAAGTATTGATACCTGTGTAAGTAATACCAGAAGTTGTTGCTGCTTGGAAAGTGAAATCTGCTCCACCTCTATTACCCAAACTAGAGTCAGCAATCGTAATTACTTCACCGACAGCAAATCCTCTACCAGCAGTAACAATACCAATATTGGTGATTGAACCAGATGCATCAACAGTAATGTTGAATGTTGCACCAGATCCAGATCCAGATGTTTGACTTGGAGCAACGTTAGTGTAGATAGCACCACCAGATACAGATGCAACCTGGAAGGTTACATTAGCAGCACCAGTATTACCAAGGTTAGAATCCTGAACTGTGATAGTATCACCAACCAGATAACCTTGACCAGCTTGAACAATATTGACAAAGTTAACAGCACCAGCAGAATCGATGGTTACCTGTACAACTAGACCAGTACCATTACCATTTGTAGTTGTAGGAACGTTAGTGTATAGAGGAGGTGCCTTAATTGAGTTGACATCAAATGTCAGTGCAGCTGCACCACTATTACCAAGATCGGAGTCTGCAATAGAGAGTTGATTACCAACTGCATATGATAGACCTGCATTGGCAGCATTAACACTGATAGATGCAGCACCATTAGCGGTGACAGTAACGTCGAATCTTGCGTTTGTACCAATACCATTTACAGCGGTTGCTGGAACGTTTGTGTAGGTTACAGGAGCAGTGATTGATGCAACTTCAAATGTCAACACTCCAGCACCATTATTACCAAGTTGTGAGTCAGCAATACTTACAACTTCATCAACTGCATATGCAAGACCACCGTTAGCAACCTGTACAACAGTTGCAGCACCACTTCCATCAATGGTTACGTTGAATGTTGCATTAACACCATTCGCATTAGCGGAAGAGGTAACGCCGTTGTATTGGAATCCACCAACACCAGCAACATCAAAAGTAATATCAGGAGCACCAGAATTACCAATAGCGGAATCAGGGATTGTAAGAGTTTCAGTCGTGAGATAACCAATACCGCCAGCATTGACACTGACAGAAACATCACCAGTGTTAGATACACCAACATCAAAGGTAGCACCATTACCATTTGCACTACCTCCAGAAGGGGAAACTGCAGTGTAAGAAAATCCACCAGTAGATGCAACGTCAAACGTCAGAGAAGGAGCACCGCCACCACCAAGTTGAGAGTCAGCAACAGTAATTGTCTCACCGATAGCATATGAAATACCACCACCAGTTACAGTTACAGATGCAGCACCAGCGTTGTTGATAACAATGTCGAATGTTGCACCAGTACCATTTCCGCTGGATGAAGAGGCAACGTTAGTATATGAACCTTGTGTTCTGCTTGGATCTGCACCACTTACGTTCTGTGTGCTGAGGATGTTACCACCACGCAGTGCATTAGCAGCACTAGGGTTAGCAACCAAGGTAACACGACCACCACGTCTTGAGTCAGCAGCACTAATTGAGTCTACAGTTGCAATAACACCACCACGCTTAGGATCAGCAGCGGAAATATTAGTTACATCGTTAACAGCACCACCACGTCTTGCTTCTGCAGCAGAGAAATTACTAACGGTTGCTACAGTACCAGCACGTTGAACATCAGCACCAGATTGACTGCCGATAGTATCGATAACACCACCACGAGCAAGGGCAGCGCCAGTAGAAACGTTAATGTTACCAATGTTTGTTGCTCTTGCCTGTACAGCACCAGAAATTGTGCCTACTGCCTGAACACCAGCACCACGAGTTGCAGTTGTGCCAGTAATATTATTGATAGATGCAATAAATCCACCAGCACCATCACTACCGTTATAACGATAAGAGGATACTTGATCGGAGACTTGCTTGTTGGCAAAGGCAACAACATCACCTGAATTATCAACAATATGGGACTGTGGAGACAGACCAACGGTATCTACTGATTCAACTGTAGATTGCTTAAGAATTGTGCCATCAAACTTGATATAGTGGATAGCAATCTTTCTATCGTTCTCTGTGTACTTAACGTCAGAAACAAGAGTCAGATTACCGAAGACATCGATAGTGATGTCGGCATGGTTGATAGAAACGAAATCTTGACTGGGGGATAGAACTTTATAGAACTCATAAGTGGGTTCGTTAGCATTGATCTGAGTTCTAGGAAGTTTGAACAGACCAATAGAAGAGTTCTTCTGAATAGCATTGTTATAGAGGTCAAAGACGCAATACAGATCATCATATTCATCAATGAGGAAACGAGGTCTTTGAGGTCTACCACCAGCAGGGTTGATATTCTTAACATATCTGAGTTCAAGGTTGTTACCATCAAAATAGAACTCACCCATAATCATGTAATAGTCGGTCATGTTCAGACCAACAAACTGATAAGAGTTATTGCCAAGATAGCGAATCTGATGCATTTGCTCATCATCAGACTCAGAGGAGAACTTACGCTTCTCTCTCATCTCACCATCTTCATTAAACTGAATGACCCACATGTCATCTGGGTCTGGTGAGTTGGTATCTGTGTAACCACAGATGTACACACGTTCTTCTTCACCAAGGGTAACACCCATGGCATAGTCACGACGAGTTGTGCCAGATACACCAGCAATTTCTTTCTGGTATCTTACCTGACCTTCAGCATTGTTAGCATTATCAAATCCAGACTCATACTTAACAAACAGGATGTCAGGTGCATAGTTTCCACTGACATTATCATATTCGGTTTCACCAACAACATAGATGATGTCATTTTCAGCACGTTCATCCAGATACATCTGATTGAAACGAGCAGTCTTAGTGTTACCAGTGATTGTCTCTAGAGTACGATCCCAAATCAAAGCACCGAGATCATCAAACTTACCAATCCAGGCAGCACTGTTACCATCAGGTTTGGTTACTTGACCACAAGCATAGGTATAGCGATCATCACTTTGCAGAGTATGATTGACAATTACTGTACCATTTGCAGAAGGAGTTGTCTCGCCATACTCATCGAAGAAGTAACGAGTTTTCTTAAAGATTTGAGGGTGACTTACACGAATTTGTGGAGGATTCTCTGGGTCATAAGAGTTACCAGAGTTAATGATGTCAATGCCACTAACTTGACCAGTTTGGATGACGTTAATATTAATAGCAGCATCCTGACCACTATTTGTAATCAGTTCATATGTTGGAGGAATCAGATTGTTATAACCAACACCCTGTTGACTGATAACAATATCTTCAATACCAGAAACAACCTTAGTATAGAAAGTTTTATTGGTATTATCGGAAATAACGGAAGACCGAACGATTACTTCGTCAGCAACACGAAGATCATGGTTCTCTGTAGTTGTAATCTTACCGTATACAACATCTTCCTCAATAACCTTACTATATGCAGAAATAGTCTTACCTGCAACAGATGAGACTTCAGCAGATGCACCGAAACCACCTGTGCCTTCATTATCGAAGAAAATAACGTCTTCTACCTGATAAGACACACCAGGGTTCTCAACAACGAATCCATCGATCTGAGCAGACTCAAATTTAGTAGTTGTCTCAACTTCGATGTCAACTCTCGATTCTGCAGATACAGTTGGGAAATAATCGTAAATTTGTAGAGTATTTTCTTCAGACAGAGGAATGGACTCCAACTGTTCGTTAGAATCAATAATACCGTCATTATTGGTATCCTGAATCTCAAGGATCAAAGGATAACCTTCAAGTTCAGTTGTGAGGGTATCTGGTTCTTTATTGGGTTGACGATCAACGTCAATATCAACATCAGTGAAAGGATCGCGATAACGAACAACATCTGTAGGAATATTGTCCTGAGTCGCATCCTGACTCATATTCCACTCGTCTGGTTGTGAGTAGAACTGAGGACCGATGATATATGGGAATAATGCTTGACCTGCATCAGATTCATCAATAGTGATGAAGTATGCATAAGTACCGTCGGGATACTCAGGTGTTTTACAGAAACGACCGTTATATGGGTCCAGATCACCTAACTGGAATGCATATTCATAGTCATCAGTAAATGAACCTGCAGGATATGTTGCCAACGGCGGACCATCACCACGAGTCGGATTTGGATTGGAATCTACCTCAAATACAAGATTAGACTTCAAACGATAGGATGTACGGAGTCTTCTAAGACCACTGTTCTGATCGGTAGGATCGATGTAACCATATGGACCATAAATCGGGTTACCATCATATGCCCAACCAATAATCGGAGAGTGCTCGTTATTAGAAGCAAGTTCTTGGAATGTTGTAGTTTGTGGATCAAGAAATACGTTATCACCAACCACATAGCGAAGTTCTTTAGGATCAACCAAGTGAGCATACTCACCACCGAATTGGTTGTTATATCCTGTGAAAACATAACCTCTAGCGAAGTCATATTTGGATTCCAACTCATACTGAAGGTTTTTAGTCCACTGGAAGACATTAGGTGTAAATTCTGCAAATTCACCAACAGATTCCAGTCTGATTGTAGTCAGACCTTGGGTATAGTTAATACCTCTGTTTTGGAGTTGAATGCTGATAACTCTACCTTTATCTTCACCGATAGTACCGATAACTGCTTTAGCAACAGCACCGAAACCATCACCATTGATTACAACGTTAGGTGCAGTGGTATAACCCTCACCAGAGTTGATAATAGCGATAGAAACGATACGACCGTTAATAACAATCGGTTGTGCAAGAGCACCAGTACCAGAGTTGACAGTAACAGTAGGAAGTGAAGTATAACCACTACCACCTGATGTCAGTGTTGCAGATTGAATAGGACCACGGACACTTGCAGTTGCCTCAGCACCAGATCCACCGCCACCAGTAATAGAGATTAGAGGTTGAGATGTATACCCAGTACCAGGTTGTTCTACAAGAACTCTACTTACAACACCTCCAGTGATAACTGCTTGTGCTGTAGCACCGATACCGCCACCACCAACAACAGAAACCAAAGGTTGTGTGAGGTATCCACTACCACCGTTAGTAACCTCAATAGAGAACAGAGAACCGTTAACAGTAACCTCTGCCGATGCTCCAGTACCGCCACCACCACTGATTATGATATTTGGTTTACTACCAGCGTCATATCCTTGACCACCATTGTTAATATCAACAGAAGTGATCGGACCAAAGCGTACAAAATCACTAGACTTGTAAGACCAAATAGAAACACCGTTTACCCATGAACCAATGGCAGTATTGGGTTTAATCGTTTCACGTTTAGATACAGTAGTTACAGTTCTAGGGAAACGGAGCAGTTTACGCTGGTTACCAGGGATAAGTGCAGTGCCAGTGAAAGGACCGACCTTATAGTTCGGCAAACCTGTTGCTGCAACGTAAACATACTCAGAATTGAAGAACGAGTTCTGAATGTTTGAGGTGTATGGGGTAATTGCAGTATTGATTGATGCAATATCAGATTTACCTCTGTTTAGGTCAACAGACAGCAGAATATTACCCTGAGGAACAATATCCGTCGGGGCAAGCATTTGATATGAGAAGGTAAACTCATCTAGACGTGCTGTTACCTCAAATGTGCCATTATACACAGTTGGGTTTGCACCATAGACCGTAACAAGGTCTTCAACCAGCAAACCATGAGGATTAGCAGTTACAATGGTTGCAGTCTGGTTATTTTGACCACCTGGGGTTGCAGATGTAACTTGAATTAGTTTTTTGACGTTATAGAGCCAAGAAGACAGTCTTTCGTCGGTATCTGTAGAACCAAGAGCAGCAACAGTCAGTTTGTCGCCTTCAAGGTAGTAAGAACCAGTATCATCAAGAACTGTGCTTCCTGCTTCAGCAATACCAAGAACTCTGAGTTTACATTCGGTCGGAAGACCTCTATTAACGTAAATGTAGATGTCAGAGTAGACTAATGTGCCAGGATCCCAATCTTCTACGATTCCGTTCTTAGAACGAGTACATTCGATGAACTGGTTGAGTGAACGTTCCTTATATTGAACAACTTCTTCATCATTGATGCGAATTGTACCGTTTCTCTCGGGCCATCCGATTGTAGAGTCAACCGTGATGATCTGATCGGTCTGAGACAGGAATTCGACCAGTTTTGTCTTATAAGGGATAACAAACTGACCCTGAAGGGTTTCTTCAGAGATTGACAGTTCGTAAATGGTGTCTGTACCTTCAATAATTGAAATAACGTTTTCAATCAGTGCAGATGCGTTGCCAACAGTAGAATCGACTTCATCAGCAAACTGTTCGAGCTGACCATCAATCAAATTACGAGGATCACCCTCAATAAGAGTTGCACGGAGGATTGTATCAACTACCCAGGTTGCAGCAGAAGGAGAAATGACTTCATCCTTAGGATAGTAGACATCAATCTCTTCACCAAAGAGAATTTTGAACAAAAACTGAGTTGCAGTCTTTGTACCCTTAGAAAGGTAGAAATCACGGATCTTTTTAATGACCTGGATCGGATTTACCTTTGTATAGTCAACTGTAATCGTCGGCAGGTATTGACGACGGAGTTTTTCAAACAGTTGACGGATAAACAGCGTATCGAGAGAAACAATCTTCGATCCAGCACTGTGATTGCTGAGACGGAGTTGATCTTCAGTAGCAAATATCTGATTACCAAAGTTATCGTAGTCTACAGTGCCAGATACACCACGGACACATCCAACCAGGGCAGAAGGTTTGTAATCTCTACCAGGAGTGGTAATATCGAAACCAGTGACCTCATCAAAACCAACATCTACAGAAGAACGTGCTGCAGAGGGTTCAGCAATGAAAATTCTAGGAGGATTGTTGACATCATAACCAGAACCAAAGTTCGTGATGCTAATATCAGTAATTGCACCGTTAAAGATGGTTGCAACAGCAGTTGCGCCAGTACCACCGATAGGAACACCAGCAGCATCCTTTCTATCATCTACAATGTAGACAGAGGGTGCATCAGTGTAACCTCTACCACCAGTTAGCAGTTCAATATCAGTAACAGATCCAGAAGCGACAGTTACACCAAGAACTTGTGCACCAATAGGTTGAATGATACGTGCTCTAGGTGGTGTGGTATATCCACGACCTCTATTAGTGATGGTAACACCAGAAACCTGACCTTCAGGTGTCAGGATTGCCAGAGCAGCAGCATTGATACCACCTTCAGGTGCAGGATCAATGTAAACCTCAGGAGGGTTCTTATATCCGAATCCATTTCTTGCTGGTACGACTGTAATCGAGTCAGTAACCAGACGACCCTCACTATCAATCTGAGGATCAGTAATTTCTGCACCACCAGGGTTCTTAAAGACTACCGCAGGGATGAAATCGTAACCAGAACCAGAATTGGTGATGGTAACAGTCTCAACTTCACCAGTAGTATCATTAACCGTCAGTTCTGCGGTTGCTTGAGTACCATTTGCGTTGGTAGGAGCAATGATTTCGATTAGTGGTGGGTTGTATGAGGTGTAACCCTGACCACCATCAATAAGTTGAATATTTTTAACACCACCAACCAGTGTTCTTGCGGTTGCACCAACACCACCCAAGTCAGAAGGTGTAATAGTAACCTTAGGTGCAAAGTCTAGACGGTAACCAGCACCACCATCTCTAACAATCAGGTCAATGAGATTACCATCATCATCCACACTAGATACGGCATGTGCGCCTGTTCCAATAGCAGGAGAGTTGTATTCTACGGAACGAATGTCTAAAAATTCGCTGCTGCTCAGTTCTGTAGTTCTAAATTCAATGTAAGAACCATCATCTTTGGTCTGATAGAGGACATAATCCTCATAAGGGCGCTGAAGAACATTATTACGGTTAACAATAAGTCCAACCGCGCTAACTGGAGTGTATTGACCAGTCTGATAGCGCAACTTATAGGTTTTTGCGCCAGTTTCGGGCGCAAGTGCGTCCATGGTTACAATAGGAGTACCCGCAAAACCCACCATGTAGATAATACTGGTAGATGCAGGGTTATCTGTACCCAGAACTGCTCTAGGAGCAGTTGTAAAACGAATATCGTCGCCTTCTACAACATAATCTTGAATAGGTACAAGAATTTGATCGTATACCTTAACAATCAAGTGATATGCTGAAACAGGAGCAACAGGTTCACCCAAGAACTTCAAGGCAAACGTGTTTTGTGTCCCATCAAACAAAGGATATGGCGATTCTAGGAATTGTTCCTTTTTGCGGAACTCATTCAAAGAAATACCAGGAGTTAGAATCGCATCAGGACCACGAGTCAGCGATTCATAGTAAATTACTTCATTGTCAATTAAGACAGATCCATCTTTTTCAATGAAACCATCAATCGACTCAACTTCGATTAGATCTTCAACAAATCCGATATTCTTCAGCAGAGTTGTTTCTGCTGATAGCGTTTTAGCATCGTAAGTATCGACATCCAAATAATGATTGATATTATTCAGAATATCGTAAGGCTTTCCTGTCTTCTCTTGAGACTTATAAAACTCAAAGAGGAAATTTACAAACTGCTGGTCTTCTTCCCTGATAAAGTCGGGTACTTGGTACGCAACTCTATCGGAAATGTTGATGTTCTTTTGCATCTCTTATATTAGAAACAGGAATCGAACTCAGGATACTGGAAGGTATCTGTCGGATAATCAATGATATTTATGTCGGTCGGACCATAGTTCCAACCATCGAAATTGTTAGGATCGAACGGAGAAACCACGCCAGGATTGGTGTTGTAGTTGATGGGGAAGACATTCGGGTTAAAGATTGTCGGATCAACACCAGGCGGGATTGTGATCGATACAGAATACGGATTTGCCGCAATAGGAAGTCTTTCTGTGCCATCGGGTGTACCACCGATTGCAAGAGGACCAACGCAAACTTTACCTGTTGCATAATCAACAGATCCGACATTATTATTCAAAATCAATTCCTTCTCATTTCTTGTGGTAACTAGAATGAGTGTTCCACGCCCATCATCTCTGATGTTCACTGGGACTAGAGTTTCAGTGTCAGTATTTGCAGTTGTGGTTGCAAGTTGAGTTGTGGACATTCCAGAACCAACTACATCAACCAGTTGATCGGTGTAACCAGTAGCATAGAATGTACCAGACTTCACCGTAGAATATGTAGGTAAACAAGAACCACCATCTCCACCATCTCCAGGTTGTTCACCTGCAAGATCACCAGGGTTATGAATTGGGTTGTTAAAGTCAATACACTGTGTAAACACAGTACCAAATGTAAATTGGTCGAGGTTTTGACCCAGAGTCATTTGTGTGACACTACCAGAGATTGAATCATCGGTATTGTCAATCATATTGTTATACTTTGAACCTTCTACACGTCCACCGAATCTATTCGGTTTGTTTGCAGCATTGAACTTGTCAATATTGCGGAGAAGGTCTGTTCTCAATTCGGCATCACTCTTACTTGTTTTGTTGCCGTCATAGTATGCCCAAGTCTTAGGAATGATAAAGTATTCGACTGGATCGGTAATGACTGGTTCAATCGATGCCATTGAATACTTCAGAAGGTCATTCTTGATATTCAGTTTTGTTGTAGCATTCAACTTATTACCCGCTTTGGAACGGATAGCGATAAACACCTTTCCGTAAATAGGCGGACTTAACTTCTCACCACCATATGCGGTAATAGATGCAGCCTGTGGATAGATGGTAGATACAATGTATTCGTAGTCTGCCTCTGTAACTGCTCTGTTCTGCGTCGCATACGCCCTAGGAGCGTTGAATTTGATGCTTAGGGGTGATTCCCTTGATTCACCGTCTTGAGCGGCGTCTATGGTCGTTACAGTGATGTTCTGTGGGGGAATAGGACGCCCTTGATCATCAACGATTAAACCAGTGAAAGCAAAGTCAGTACAACCGTTTGCCTCTTCACCAGCGGTGCGGACATAACGCATCTCAATAACTTCACCATCAACCAGTTTACGTCCTAAAACACCATCACCAAACACTGCCTTGTATCTAAGGTCATCAACTTCCTCAAGGAAATATACACGACTGTTAGAGTCAAGGTTAACAACGTTTTGTGAGGTTGAGTATTCGTCTGTCTGAGAAGACTGGATATTGGGACGAACAAAAACACGAAGTAGTTCTGTATCTACATTATCCGATGGAATGACAAATTCTTGTCTCTGAGTGTCATCAACGGTATATGTAAATGTCAGCAGGTTGCCTTGATAAAATACAAGTTTACTAAACTCGGCAAGACCTGTCTGTGGATCTACGGAAACTTGTACATCGTTGACCACACAGAATACAAACGTGTCAACAATGTTGCGCGAAACAAATACATCACCTCTTCTAAGGGTGACACTTTGCGGGAAGTTTGCGGAATTACCTACAGCAGATGTTTGGACATTAATTGCAACACATGCCTTTGCTGCTTTAATTGACCTTGGTGTATAATTTAACTGCTTAGCAATACGGACGATATTATCTCTGACCGTTGCAGATTCCAGAAAAGTTTCATTCAGCGCCATGTTAGCGTTGAATGCACTGTAGTAAGTATTGTATGCTAGAATATCAATCAGATAAGCAGCACTAGATCCCTCAAAGTCGTAATCACTAAACTCGTCACGAGTTCTGAGGTATGATTTGATTGACTCTTTGATTTCTAGAAAATCAAGAGCGGTTAATTGTGAGGGTACGGCTGGCATGTTATGCTCTCTCTAAGAGGAAATCGACGGTTTGTACTACGGTTTGTCCTGTAATTCTATAATCAAGTTCAATCGCAATAGAATTGGTGTCCTCCGAACCTTCAATTCTCACATCTGTCAAAGTGACACGCGGTTCCAAGCGGTCAATGACGTTAAAGATTTCTGTTTTCATCTCTTCAACCAAAAACACATCAAAGGGTTCAAACAGTAACCCCTTGATGCGTGACCCGATTGCAGGTTGAAACGGACGCTCACCAAATGTAGTGAGCATCAAGTTTTTTACAGATTGTTTAATAGCGTTATCGTTCCTCACGATACCAAAGTCCTTAGTATTAGGGTTAGCATTGAAAGAGATCGCGAGATCTTTGAATGCCCTACTAAGAACTTTTTCTGATCGGAACCTATAAGCAGGCATTAGGAGGTCTGTGGTTTAGTGGATCTTTCACGACGCTTACGCGCCATATCTAGATATTTATCAGACTTTGGGTCGGTTATTAAGACCACGGTTCCATGGTCCCTCTCCATCATCTCTCGATTGTGGTCAGGAATGTGATTAGTTGCCATGGTTCCTCCTGTATTTAGAGTTAATCGAGTTGAAATGTAGGTGGATGAAAAGCACAGTATTCATTGAACGTGATTTTCATCTCCTTATTGCTGAGATTGCAATGTTTTGCTGCTTTAGGCAGATTCCATTTGGCAGACCACAGCATTTCCATTGCTTTTCTGGTCTCTGGTCTCATTTACCCTGACCTCTGTAACGCTTACGAGCAGCATTACGGGACGTTGCAGAATATTTAGTATGCTGACCATTACCCTGACGAGATTTTTTCGGTCTTGCCTCAATGTTAGACGAACCTGAGAGTGATTTAGTTCTAGTTGCCATTTTGTAGTGAATAACGACTTTATTAGTATAGCACAGTTATGATGCAAGGACCGTAGCGGATCCCCATGCAATAACTGAGGAGCATGGATAAGACCATCCAGGGAATCCAACACCCAATGGGTCTAGAATCCTTCCGATGGGTAATTTAAGAGCAAACACAGTCAAAGTAGTTGTGAATAGAACTCTTGGGTGACCAACACCGCCAAAATCTTCAATAGTTAGGTTAGAACACGGTATGGGTGTTGGTATAGGACAAGTTGCCTTACCACATGGACACCAATAGATGATAATATTTGTACAAACACTAATATGGGGTGTAAAAGTGTCCCCCAGAATCATAATAGGCAAAAAGTGCACAAGCACTGTCGCTCTGAGCGGGTTTAGTGCGCTTAGAGGAATAAGTGGAGTCGGTGGCCACCAACATGTGAACTCTTTTACCTTAATAGTGTAAGGAATGGGTGGTGTACCGCATGCCTGGTGACTATGAATGGTTGGAGGCAAGCAAAGTCCATGTCCACTGCACGGAAGACCGTTATGGAAAGCAACAGGTTTTAGAAATCCATATGCCATGTCTAGAAACCTCTGTCCGCACCAATTACATCAGCGATATTTTGAGAACCACCGTATTCAACATCACATTCTGAGAAGTAAGGGTTACTCAAGTATTGAACCGCCTTTGCATAAGTTTGTGTTGTACCAGTAAGGTAATTGCGAACTCTTACCTCACCTTCATATGGTCCCATGACCATTTGATTCATACTATTTACACGACCAGGTTGAACTGCGATAGCAATATCCATAACATCATGAACTGCGGCGCATACACTCATCAATGGCGCAACATTATTGTAGGTATCTCCTGAAATACCATCACCATTTGCATCATATCCGCAATAAACTCTCAAAGGACCGTCGGATGCGCCAACTCCTCGCACAAAAGTGTCCCAACATACGTTTGGTGGTTGCCCACCCGACCATGGTGCCGCAGCAATACCTGTATATGC